ATAATTTATCAGTGCCATCTGACGAATATATACTCAATAGTAATCCATTTGATAATCCGTTTGACCCAGAACATAATGAAACTAGCGAGTTGAATGAAAATCCAGATATGTGGGAAGAAGATAGTCTAGCAGATTTGGATTTAGATAATATAGATAACATAGATGACTTAAATATTGGACAAGATTCAGGAAATCTAGATGATATTGGATTTGGAGAATATGGGCTAGAGGATTTTGATTTAGGAGATGGACTGGAGGATCTTGAACTAGGAGATTTTGAAATGGATGAATCAAAAAAAATTGGTGGAAAACAAACTCGGAAATGTCAAAAATGTCGGAAATCTCGGAAAAGAGAAAATCCTAAAAGTAAAAAATTACACAAAACAATGAGGCGAAAGAAAATATTAAAATTTAAATTAAATCAAAACATAAGACAATAACGAAAAGATTTATAATGGATTGGTTGAAATATTCAAGAGACGTTCTGCAATGAGTTCCACCACTGGGACAGAAACAGCGTTGCCTGCCAAAGAATATAGTTTTGAATCCGATATATTAGGCAATATATAAGAATCGGGAAATCCCTGCAAGCGGAAACATTCACGTGGAGTTAATTTTCTTATTCTCGAATTTTCCATAATTAATGGGACATTGTGACCACCAGTCCCCATATTTGCGGTTAGTGTAGGACATTTATTACTTTTGTTTTCTCGAACATAAACACGTCTGTATTGATAAAATGTATTTTCTTTTACGACGCTTTCTTTGATTAAATCCCACGTCGATGATTTTTCTGAATAGTAATATTTTTCTGGCACATCTTTTTCGAGAAAGAATGAAATGGGTTGATTTTCCACTGTCTCAAATTCCAAATGAAACTGCTTGTAAATGTTCGGATCTTTGATACATACAATGTATATTCTTTCTCTGTGCTGTGGTATACCAGTAATTTCTGATGTATCCAAGATCTTGTATGCGAGATGATATTGTCTGTCTGTCAGTTCTTTTTTTATTATTGCAAACGTTTTGCCATTGTCGTGGGATACCAAATTTTTTACATTCTCGAGAATAACAAAAGATGGATTCCGGTGATCAATAATCTCGAGAATTTTCCAGAAAACGTTTGATCTTTCGTCGTCGAACCCTTCCTTTTTTCCTGCAATGCTAAATGGTTGGCACGGAAACCCCCCTGTTAAAATGTCGTGTTCCGGTACGTCTTCCACCTTAATATCATTTAGATCTCCCAAAACAAGATTGTGAAAATTGGCATCATATATTTCCTTTGACGATTTTTCCATATCATTTGAGAAGATGCATTGAACTTTTCCTGTTTTCTCAAACGAATATGTAAAAGCACCTGTTCCTGCAAACAAATCTACCATTTTTAATTTTGATGGATCTATTGTCTGTATTTTTTCCGGCAACTTTTCACTCAAAAGTTGTAAAAGTTCTGCTTTGCTTTTCCTTCCACACTGAATATTTCCAAGTTTGCACAATTCTTTCAATTCCTTTAGAGTCGACATTTTTATATTTTCTTAAATATTGCTTATATATATTTCAATTTTATGTACCCTTTTATTATTAATAAAACAACTTAAAAAATATCTCTATTATAGAGTAGGAAGGGGAATAAAATCTACAAGTTATGGGACATTTATCTTGCAGCAATACTAAAATTCACTTATAGAAAAACCAAACAGATAATAGCCCCAATCCCATAACTTGTAGATTTACCCTTTTCCTGAAATTGTACCTCACAGCGATTCTAATTTCACTATTAAGAAACCCAAAAGGTACTAGCAAAAGCTCTGTTGGCATAATTGGTTAACGCGCTGGTCTTATGAGCCGGAGATTGTGGGTTCGAGCCCCACACAGAGTATAAAACGTTATCTTACAGCAATTCTATTTCAATTATTAAGAAAACCCAAGATAACAGCAAATTCAAGCGAGGTGGCGCAGAGGAAGCGCACGAGGCCCATAACCTCGGGGTCAGAGGATCGAAACCTCTTCTCGCTATTTCTATCTCACAGCAATTCTAATTTCATTATTAAGAAAACCCAAGATAGAAGCACAACACTGACCTTGGCGCAGTTGGTAGCGCAGTGGACTGTAGTTCCATTGGTCGTGTGTTCGAATCACACAGGTCAGACTTTTCAGTTTCAATAAAACTGTTTGCCATATTAACTCAGTTTGGTAGAGTGCCAGCCTTTTAAGCTGGAGGTCGTGGGTTCGAGCCCCACATATGGTACTTTTATTACCTTGCAGCAATTTTGATTATTTAAATGGGTAATAGCAATATAACCAAATATAATTCGGCAATTCACCCTATGGGTATATGCAAACAGACTGTTTGTATTACAGCAACCATTAACAATTTTAAACCAATATAACATTTTATAACCTTTTCGTAAAACAGAAAGGTCGGGGGCAGACTGGGTAGAACGATTAGCTTTATTAGCTCAGTTGGTAGTAGCACTCGGCTGTTAACCGAGAGGTCAAAGGTTCGAACCCTTTATAAAGCGTTTTTGAAATCCTTATAGAATTTCAAAAACTTATAACGGATTTCCAAGTGGAGGGGGGTTTCGGTTGAGTTCGAGCGTTTTATAATAAGCACTTCCTAAAAATGCCAATAAAAAATAGAGAGGAACACTCTCCATCAAGGACACTACTTTGTCTATATCCACTATTTTGTTTTTGAGCATTTTTTTGTTTAAACGATCCCACAACTTCACACCCCTAATATCATTGTCCTTTTCCATATCGTTTTTATAACCGATCATTATTAAAAGATCATTGTTAATCCAATTCAAATATTCTTCTGGTTCACGCATTTTTTCCCAATAAGATTTATACAATTCAATAATCTCTTGTATAATAACTGATCTGTCATAATCAGCTTCACAACAAATATCTTTTTTCTTATATAAATATTTGACCAATCTTTTTTTCAAAGTTTTTGGCATTTATATAAGAAAATATTATTCGAACTCTGCATCTCTTTTACGTATAATTTTTAACATTTCTTCGTATATATCAATCTCTGACAAATCTGTTTTAGGGTTGGATTCAGACTCGGATTCAGTCTCTGATTCAGTCTCTGATTCTGATTCAGACTCTACAAAGGTAGCATATATCAAAATAAAACTCAAGATCGTCCGATTCTATAGCATTTTCCAAACTCATATCTTTTACAAAAGAAAAAAACTTATTGTTTTTGAAACTGTTTAATACAATCCCATATTTTAGCAGATTCGTCAATAGTAAATGCGCCCCTCTTTTGTGCTAAACTAACAAATGAAACAAGGACATTTAATGCTTCACTTGGATTCGTTACAGGTACATCTACTAGTTTTTGTGGTGGTTCGTTATCCATATTTTATCATTTCAAATACTTTTTAAATGCTTTTCATATGCTTGTATTCTTTTATAAACTACATCTGAAAACTTTTTAAAATGTTCTTCTACCAAGAAGGCATCTTGATTATTTACAGCTATATTTTTCACTTGTAAAAATGTGAATTTTATAATAATGTCAAATAAATAACGTTCCCTGCTGTAATTTCCAAACTTCTCATTATATATAACTTTTAACTTCACTCCACCTTTTATTTTATTAGATGTTATATCGATGTTTTCTCTAAAATTTTCAGGGGCTTCAAATATGTTATCCATAACAATCTGCTCTATGCTAGAAACGACCTTTTCTTGAAAACGAGATTGTTCTCCCAAAAAACCTATATTTGAGTTTGGAACACCCGATAACACTCGTTTGGGCTTTCGAATTGAATTATTACTATTTGCTCTGCCCCGCAAAGAACTTCTATATTTTATTTTTGGTGTGAGACTCTTTACCTCTTGTCTTGCAACTTTCTTAGTTTTTACATTTTTCACACAATTTCCAGAACCAGGTGGATGTTGTTTGAAACCGTTGGAACACCTGAATCTTTTTACAATTGTATTTTTATCTTCGCAATTGCCCGTTTTCTTATTTCGACGCGTACCATTTTTGCATCTCATATATTATAAAAAGATTTAAAGTTTAAAATGGATAATACATTAAAATGGACGCAGTTTTAGCAAAATACGGAGCCTTTATAGAATTAAAAATCGTGGTAGATGAAGAACTGCGAGAAAAATACGAAAATTATGTCCAAGACTATAACAAGAAATTGTTTGATTCAACTGTTTCCAATATTTTCGTGGATGATGGGTTTGACTTGTTTACCCCAGAAAGAATCGAGTCTTCGAACAAGATGATGAAAATAAATTTTGGTGTTAAAATACAAGCAACTTATGTTTCGGAGACCAAGCAATTTCCTTGTGGAGTAAAACTGTATGCCCGATCCAGTATTTACAAGACACCCCTGCGGTTAGCAAATGCAGTTGGAGTCATTGATTCCGGGTATCGCGGGGATATTATTGGCATATTTGATGTGTTACCAGTAGATTTGCAAACCGACACACCTTTGACAAATGGATCTCGCATTGTTCAGTTATGCGCTACCTCAGAGGTACCTTTTTTTGTAAAAATAGTAAATTTCGAGGAGTTAAGTCAAACAAATCGGGGGAATAATGGGTTTGGATCCACCGGATAAAAAATTGAAAATTATAATAATTATTATAGAATAAATAAAAAAAATGGAAGTAACAAGATTCTCGAGATATTTTCCGGAAGATGTGTGGGCGATTATCAAGGCATTTTTATTGGTCAATCTGGACGGCGTCTTGTGGGAAAAAATATGCGAATTTCAAGAAGATGGTAAAATATGCAGTCTGGAACTGAAAACACATCTATATTATAGAGTGTTGATGCACACTGATATTAATTTTATTCTCAAAAATGTGCTGGAGATTATGACGGAAGCACGGAAAAATCTTGATATTATACAAATACGTTATATATCCGATTATACCCCATTGACCGAAGAAGACGCAGATGTCGCAATGGGTTCCATCAATGCACTTCGACTAGCAGACAAATTTTTGGATGTGTATGGAACGGCGCACATCAAGGAACTACTGGAACGAATGGATGAAATGGGGCGCCAATTAAACACTTCTCATACTTGTTTATATTCTAACAGCACGTTCTTGCATACATTTATTGAGCATCAATATACAGTTCTTCATAATCAAAGAAAACGAACTCCCAATGGAATTATCTATTACATTTGGGAAATAGAAACAATGGAGCAAGTCGAGAAAATCCAGGAATTTTGCTTAAATCCCGTAACAGTGATCGAAAGACATATCGAAGATAAGAACAAGATTTTCGTCATTGGATACAACAAAAATAGGAATTCCTTTTGGATTTCCGCAGACAAAAAGAAGACGGATTCTTATATTCAACCGAGGCTTGCAAATAGTATTGGTCTCCTTGAAATGGATTACATATTTTCCACCCGTTGCCGGTTCAAATACTTATTAAGCAATATTGGATTCCCCCTCACTTGCGTGTATCATTAATTGTATAAAATGACCAAAGTATAATAAGTTTTACAAAAATGTTTCCGATTGACGCCTTTTAAGTTCTATTTGCATAAACAAAAAAAGAACAAAATGTATGTTATCATCCCCCCTATTATTGAATGTATTGAATATTTTTAAAAACGAAATTAAAGAAAAATATGATTTGGACTGCCTTCCTTCTATGTATTATAACAAGGGAAATCTCGTTTGTTATGACGTTGTTACAAATTTAAAAGAGCTATGGGAAACCAATCAGACGATTGATTTGTCATTGATAGAATCCATCTGTTTGCAAATGAAAATAATGGAGATTATGAACCTGACCTTTTATGCCATATCAATGGAAGATATTTATCTATTGCATTATGAAAAACCCATTTTTATCATCGTAAATGACCACGTGATCCAAACAAAAAACAATTATTTTACCATTGATTTTCCACCTGTTTTTAAAAAAGAATATTTGCATTTCCCCGAACTAATAAAGGTAAAACGTATTCCTTCGACATATCATAAATCATCCATTTACTATACGATTGGATTATATGTATTTTCTTTTTTTTTGAAAACATATCCTGTATGGGATGGCGAATATCTCGGAGAAGAAAGTGTTATCCGTGATATTGAAAAATTAAGAGGAACGAAAATATATTATTTTTTAAAAAGATGTTTTCACGGTGAATTATTTTTAATATAACATTACAATATGTCTATTGTTGCTATGAAACGAAAATCAGTAATTCAATATGGCACACATATTTCGGCCAGAAAACCTGGTGGTGCGTGGATTTTTAGGGGACCTCACGGGAATGGGCAAGTAGTTGCAGAAAATGACAATGGATTTTCGATCAATGGAACCCATCGAAACAAGGGAGCCGTGGGGACTCCGATGGCATTTTCAAAAACAAAAACGTGGTTTAGAGGTCCATACCCAATGGGTTGGGGTGGTCTTCGAAACACTTATTACGATGTCCCATTATTTGTAGTGAATCCAGCATTAAGTGTTCCAGGAACTCAATACAAATATGTAAAACAATCTGTTTTATCAACACGAGGTATGTTGCACACTAGATATAAATGGGCTTATAATGGTAGTTATCCAAATTATTGGGTAAAAAATGTGTATACAGGAGATTTGGTAGACAATGCTTCTCAAGGAGTATATTTGTACAATAGAACTTCTTCTAATTCGTGCTCAAGACAATTAGAAAAACAACTTACTCCGCTTTCAGAAGAAGATTATATGAGATTTTTGACAAAACGATGCACCAATCCATTACCTCAACAAAAACATATCCCCGATATTTCTCGAGAGACTGTCTCCACGTGTGTTGTATGAAAAAAGGTATTGCCCCAAGTGGACTCACTTTTAACTTTATTTATTACAAAAACATTACAAAAATCATACAATCATAAAACACATAACACATAGCACACAGCATAGCACATTAAAAGTCGTAGTTCCTCTCGGCAAAAAGCGCATCCGGGTAAGCTTTCGGGTTGTAAGGTTCATCCACCGACGTATTCTCAAAAATAATCTGCCCCTCCCTCTCGCAAAGAATCTCCTTGGCCTTGGCATTCTCCAACCGCTTCGTCTTGCGATTCTTCTTCCATCCGTTTGCGTGCTTAAAATTAGCAACCCCAATGCAAACAATAGTTCCATACCTCACAGTATCTCTCCATTTCGCGTCGCCGTTCGATATCATTCCGTCTTCGACCCTCCATACGATGCCGTGATCATCGTAAAAGCCCCTGACAACTGGTTGTTCGCGTTTGTTTGTTCTTGACATCCTTGTTTCTCCTGTACTTATTCCTTCTCCGCCAAAAAAGTTTTCAATTTTTTTCGAGGCCACTCAAAAATTGAAAAACTTAAAAAACCCATTGGACCCACAAATTCAAGGTAATTTAAAGGATTTTATATGAGACATATTTAAGCATTCTATTACACCACCTTTTATAAATTGACTTGTCGTAGTTGTCTTCATTATTGTTTGATATATTTTTGATTGAAAAAAATCAATAATATTTTCTTTTTCTTCCTTTGTAAAAGATTCTAATGGAAGAAAATATATTTGCGAGGACAATGCAAATTTACCTTTTTTATCATATATTCCTTTCGAATATGGCTTCATACGGAAAAGAATATACTTTTCACATCCCATCATAGATCTATTTATAACTTCTTCTGGAATTTCCGAAATATTTATTATTCTACGCGGGTTTTGTAAAATAAAGGAATCCAATGTTTCTAAATATTCCGGTGTAAAATCTTCGGTTGATTCGACTATTTCCCCTTTTAAGTTATTTTCAGGAGTTCTCTTAAAATAATCAGTTCTTGTTGTTAAATATTTATCTAATAAAGAAACATTCTCAGGAGTCCAATCTTCTACCGGATTAACACCCCCTTTTAGCGTCACCGAAAAAGTGATGCCGTGGTTTTCTATGATGGTTTCCTGTTTAGGTTTTTCATTTGCAATAACAAAAAAACATAATTTCAGATTATTTCCCAAGTGAGGGAACCAACGCTTCTTTAAGTTGTCTATAAATATATATTTGGGGGTATAGTTGTGTATAATTTTTTCGTACAATGTGCGTTTAAGGGTTTTTCCTGCCCATAAATTGGAGGGAGTGATAAAACAGAGGTGTCCCCCCTTTGTCAAAAGAGTCAGGGACTTTTCTGTTATTTTTTCATAAATGGTTGAGCTTTTGCGGAGGACAG